CTTGGATGGCCCAAATGGCTTGCAGGTGCTCCATGGCGAACTCGCAGTTCTCCTCTGTCATGGTGATGCCCTCGACCTGCTGACCGACAAACTTCATGGGGTCGGTGTCAAGCTGGAAGCAGGTCTCAGCCAGCGCGTGAATGGCTGTGCCAATCTTGGCGGCCTCCCCACTCTCTTGGTAGGGCACAAGCGTTGAGAGCCGCGCAGAGGCTGGGCAGGCTATCCAACGCGAGGCAGAGGATGGCCGCAGTTTGAGTTGTTTCATTCGTTGCCTTCATTGATGTTGTTGTTGATGAGCAGGACATAGGCGATCTTTCGCACCTCGTTGCTGGCTGCGTGCCCCAAGTCTTCGGGGTCCAGCAGGCGCTTCAAGAAGACGATGTGCTGCTGGTTGAGTTTGCGTTGTTTCTCAAGCTCTGTACCGAGCCAGATGATGTGCTCACGCAGGGTTTGGCGCTCTTTGTCATCCATAGTGCTTGCCCCAATATGCGATGAGACTGGCGTCACTTCTGCCGTCATCCTTGACGCGCTTGAAGTCGGCCTGATTCTCTGGAAACAATTCCATGGCGCGTGATCGGCTGGCATCTTTGCCTGCGCCACGGTGTACGGCCTTCACCCAAGTGGCTGGCGCCACATAGGTCACAGGCAGTTTGAATGCGGCCAAGATGCCCTCGATCATGCCGAATGAACGGCCAAAGCTGAAGACGCTGGTGACGCCCTGGCCTGCCATTGCTCCCACGCGCTCGCAGTAGACATGGCAGTCTTTGCCTGAATACAGGTACAGCAATTCGGCCAGCTCGGTGGCAGAAACTTGCCGCTTGGCTTTGCCATTGCGTTCAACCGTCATGGTGGGCATGTCGAATATCTTCAAGCTCTCGGGTGACATGACGGCGATTGCGCCAGAGAGGCCAGGGTCCACGCCAATGCAGTATTTGCTCATTTGACGGCGTCTTCCATGGCTTGGTTGAGTACCTGTAGGCGTGCTGAGATGAGCGCGTCTGCGGCCTGCTCCAGCTTGATGACGCTGCCGTAGAGTGGCTCTGTGATGCCGTTAAGCCAGCGCGAGACTTGAGCCTGATCAATCTCTGCCACTCGGCAGACGTCAGACATCTTGTAGCCAGCCGACTCGGCCTTGTACTTGATGTCGTGCATTGCTTGTTGTGAGACTTTCATGTTTAGAATGTTAACCATGTTTTGTGGAAAGCGTCAAGTGTACAGTGAAAAAAGGGGGCTGACTCACGCCAACCCCCAAAGGCAACTGCTGGTGGAGATAACCAGCAGGGACATTGTAAGTGGGGAATACTTGACTGGTTTGTGGGGATTAAATGATAGTTGTTGACGAGTTGTGCAAATGTGATATGATTCTTCCATCAACACAGCAAACAAGGGAACAGCATGAAAGCAGTCGAAATCAAAACAAACAAAAACGGCATCCAGTACGGCTTGTTTGCTGTTCACACTGGCTTGTCTGCTGATGCAGATGACTGCACCTATGCGGTGTACAAATTATGTGAAAACTACAACGGCAAAGTCCATGGCGGCATGAGCAAGGCTTGGCGCTATGTGGAGAAAAACTTACCCTTTGAAGATGCCTTAGCACTCTTCACTCGCCGTTCTAAATAATCAACCCAAGGGGCTGCGGCCCCAACTTTAAGGAGATCACCATGCCACTTGACGAATCAGACCTTGACTGCATGAGAGCGGAAGACTTCCACCGCCGCCAGTATCAGTTAAACCTTGCCAGCCACCATGACTGCCGCGATCCAGATCACCCTGGCTGCGAGCTTTGCGAAGAGGAGAATGAAGAATGACCATCAAAGAATTTGCCCAAGCCACCATCGTTGGCGTGTTGTTCGCCAGTCCCTTCATCGTTGAAATCATTAAGGAGCTTTTGAAATGAGTGAAAAAATGCAAACAGAGATAGACCGCGCAGTCAACAAGTTCACCCCGCCCATGGAAGTGGGTGGTGGCTTCATGTTGCGCGATGAATACGCCAAGCTGGCGCGGATGGCGGTGACCGAGGGCACGCTGATCGGTTGGGTCCACGCTGAAAACAGCACCCGCGAGCGCCTTGAGCGCAAGATCAGTGCCCTTGAGCATGAGGTGCAGATCCTCAGAGAGCGCGTCAAGGAAGTCGAAATTGAACTATTGGCGGCACAGAAATGAGAAAGCTGAACTGGAACCCACCCGCTGGCACAAAGATCGTATGGCCGACCCTGCACGTCTTTGATGCCGCCTATAAGCCAACCAGAGGCGCTGACGTGCAAGCTACATGGCGCAAGTATGGCTGGAAGCCTGTCTTTGGTAACTCGCCTAAGGTTGAGGAGCCGCAACACATTTCAAAGGTGCTGAAACTATGGAAACAGTCTTGAGCTTTGTAATCCTTGGCGCAGTCGGCATTGCCGTCCTGTTCATTGTTGTCTATGCCGTCATCGTGGTGCTGCTTGACTCTTGGGAGATCAAGTGAAGTGTCCAGTTTGCGCCAAATGGGTCAGCGTGCTTGAGACAAGGGCGCGGCCAAACAATGAGGTGTACAGGAGATACCTGTGCGCCAATGAGCATCGTTTCACCACAAGGGAAGTGGTGCAGAAAGTGATTAAGGGGAAGAGTGAATGACACAAGATGAAATCATTGAGATGGCGCAAGAATGCAACTTGATAGGGATGCGCCCACACCTTGATGGCATTTATTCTGAAGCACTTGTAGCCTTTGCCAACCTTGTAGCCGCCAAAGCAACAGAAGAAGCCAATGCAAATAAGAACGCATCATGGACATTGATGTGCAAGAAGATGGTTGCCTTTGAAAGAGAAGCCTGTGCAAAGGTGGTTGATGACATTGAATCGCGGTGCATTGCAGAAGACGTTGATGACCCGCCATTGAATTACGTTGCATCTGCAATCAGAGCCAGAGGAGAACAAGCATGACACAAGAAGCATTGAAGCTGGCGCTTGAGGCGTTGGAAGAGGCTTGGTATCACGTTGGCACATTTCAGCCAACCGAGAAAGCAATAGACCTGTATAACGAGGCAAGAACCGCCATCAAAGAAGCCTTGCGAGAAAACGCCATGCGTGAAGTGCAGAGGCTTGGGCAAGAGATTGAGCAAGAGCCTGTGGCGTATTGGAAAGAACACGCACAAGGGCTTCAACGTGACTATGACTCGTTGCTTGCTGATTTCCAAGCACAGCAAGAAGAACGCAACTTCTGCCAACGATGCGGCAAACGCACAAAGGAAATCCACACTTGCACGCCACCACAGGAGAACACATGAGTGAGAGATGTAAACACGTTGAGAAAAACGGATTCAACTGCGGAAGCTATGCGTTCAACTTGTACAAGGACGGCATTGACCAAGGCAACTTGTGTGATGTTCACTACTGGCAAGCCAAAGCCTTGGCACAGCCAGAGCTATGCAAATACGGACAAGAACCTGCATCTTGCACAAGCAATCCAATGGATTGTCAGTGTGCTATTGATGCGGCCTTGGCACAGCCAGAGCAAGACCATATTCCTGACGCTAGGAAAATGGTGACAGAGCAAGAGCCTGTGGCGTGGATGTTCCAACATGATGAAACTGGACGTATGAATTATGTGAGCAATGATGGAATACATAACCCAACCATGTTTCTTGAAATGAACCCACGATATGCGCTTGTTTGCCCTCTCTACACCACCCCACCACAGCGCACATGGGTTGGGCTGACGGATAAGGAAAGATTTGAAATTCGTATTCATTCAGTTCAAAACATGGGAGAAAACTTCCAAGAAACTTTGTGCAAAGCCATCGAAGCCAAACTCAAGCAGCTCAACACATGACAGACCGCCTTCTCATCGCCTTAGTGTGTGGCCTGATTGGTTGGAATGGGTTATTCCCTGCGCCACCAACGCCACAGTCACTGCGCGAGAAGATGATTGAGAGCCAGCACGCCAAGGTCTGCGAAAAGAAGAAGCTCAGAGCCAAGATCAAGAAACTGTGTAGGAAATGGGGATATGACCGCTAAGACAGCATTCAATTGGAACGATGGAACACCGTCCATCTTCAGCAAAGATGACTCACTGCGCAGGCACATCGCTGGCAAGAAGTCAGCCGCCACGCAACAGCAGAATCAAGGCATCGGCAAGAAGAAGCCGATCCTGGTTTACGCATTAGCCAAGGCAGCCAAGAAGTGATTGAGCCAGTCCTGACCATGTACGGCACAACAAGAGGCATGCACACCGACAGGCAGACTCGCGTCATTGAGCAAGTCTGGTGGCGGTGCACTGAGTGCGACAAGTACTTCCAGCGCAAGGAAGAGGCCGACAGGCACGCCAGACGCGAGCACAGCGACACCAAATGAAGTCAGTGCGCCTACCCCGCATCGTTGACCTGCTGACGCGCCAAGGCTTGACTGCGCATGAGCTGGCGGCCATGACTTACTGCACCCAGCGGTCTGCTCAGATACTTGTTGCCAAGCTGCGCAGATCTGGCCTGGTGTACGTCACAGAGTGGCGAAGGGTTGGCACTGTCTGGGTGGCGGTGTACGCCTACGGCATCGGCTCTGACGCCATCAAGCCTGATCCATTGACGGCCAAAGAGAGGCTGGACAAGTGGAGAGCCAAAGAGTCCCTCGATGACCATGCCTTCAGGATGGCGCGAGAGAGGGCCAAGAAGTGGAAGATTAAACGCGACCCGCTGGTGGCTGCGTTGTTTGGAGATGCTACTTGAGCAAACCAGTTAATCCAGTCATGTCTTCATCTTGTCCAAATAAACCAGAGCCAAGTGGAACCGCTGGCGTTGCGGCAAACATCTGATTGCCAAACTTCTTAAACAAACTTTGGCGCTCTTCTGGCGTTGAGTAATAGTACAAGTCTTGCAAGCCTTGGCCTCTCAAATAGTCAATCGACTTTTGTGGGGCAGATGCTGGCAGGATAGCTCCCTTGAATTCACCAACTTGCATCGCTCTTTGAGGCTTGATCTCAAAGTATTCTGTTGGCATTTCGCGCAACTTATTCATGAACACCTGCACATCAGCCTTCAATGACTGAGGCACATCCTTATAGATTTTGTCCAACAGATTCACATTTCGTGTTTGACCAATTTCATATAAGGCATCTGGCGCTTCATAGCGATAACCAGACTGGCCCTCAAGTTTTCCAAGTCGTTCATTCAGATCATTGAATGCACTATCAATTTGCTTCTTGATTGGCTCAAACTTTTCAGCAGTGATGATGTTTTCGCGTGCTGCTTTTACTTGATTAAGTGTTTTGAATTTTGGCGTTGCTACTGCGCGGATGTTTCCAACGCCATAGAAAAAACCTTCAGCACCAGCACCACCCTTCATTTCCTTTACAAGGTTTTCAAGTGTCACTGGCGCATATCGTCTATTACCCATATCTGTGAAACCTTTAAAGATTCTTTCTTTAATGTTCACACCAACATCAGGCAATGAGCTTTCAAACTTGCTTAGCCAATCTTCGTATTTACCGCCAAGATTGTTCACTCTTTCATTCAAAGCAGAGCTGTATCTCCATTGCTCATTTTTGAATTGATTTACATCTGGCAATCCATATCCTTCATCTTTCAAGAATTTTGCTTTCAAGATGTCTGAGTATTTACGATCTTCCCAGTTATTTATAAGACGATCAACACCATACTCTCCATCAGGAACTTCTGATGCAATATCTTTCAATGAACTTGTCAATGCTTTTCGGCTTTTAGGATCAATCTCATAATCAACTTTTGGCGTTCTTGCTGTGTAGGCATCAAACCCATAAACAGGATTTTTAGCTGATGGTATTGCCATCTCTTTTGACCCAATCAATGAGATGTCGCCAAAATTCATCATTGGATTTTCAACATTGGAAACAGCCAAAGATGGAACTGGCATCCCACCAATCTTTTCAACTCTTGCAAGTTTTTCTGGCGTGATGTTGTGATGAACAATCATCTCTTTACCAGCCTCAACGCCAGGAACAAATGATTCGCGTGCTGGTTGTAGCAATCCAGTTGATCCTGATACTGGTTTAATACTCATCCCAACAGGCAAACCCTCAGTCATCTTGATGCCTTTTGGAAGCATCGGCGCAACAGTCATCAGGGCATCAGCAGTCTCAGGCTTGAGCAATGGCACATTGGCGCGGCCAATGTTGGTCAGTGGCTCGCCATACGCCATGCGCTCAACGGTCTGAGGCACGCCAGTCGTACCAAGCAACCCAGCAAAGCCTTGCATCTGCTGGGTGCGTTCAGGTGACTGCATCCACTGGTAGGCGTCAGACAACAAGCCCAAAAGCTCATTGCGGGGTGTGGGGCGCATTGTTGCCATGGTGTTATCTCAATCTAATGGGAATCGAAGTTCTGGTGGCATCTCATCGGCGGCCTGTGTCGCGCCAACGGTAGTGCCAAATCCAAGCTGTTCAGCCTTCTGACGCAATGATTTTGCCACTGGATCGACCTTCATTATGTTGGCCTTGCTCATCATCATGGCGGCCATTTTGGGGTCCAGCATGGCTTCAACAAGCAACTGCTGAATCTGCTCATCGGGCAACTTGTATAAGAAGTCCAAAGGCCGTGTCATGGTGCGCAATGTGGTGTTGGTCGCCATCGACTCAGAGAAGACACGGCCAATCAGGTTGCCCATGCTCATGTTCTTGAACGTGTCAGAGCCTGGCGCTTTCACACCTGGCGCTGTTGCCGCCATGCCGCGATTTATCTCATCAATGATGTTGTCCAATCGCGTTTGCGCAGGGATAGACAGCTTCAGATCCAGCTCATCAGCCTTGTTCGCCAACTGGCGGCGCAGGCTTCCAGCGGCCAGCACAGGCTCACCAGTCATCAGATTTGGCTGGCCTGTCGTGACCTTGCGTTCAATCTCTTGCAGCATCTTCATCTGGTCAATGGGTCCAGACATCTTGGAATACTTGTCCATGTAGGCTTTGAAGCCTGGCGCTGATGCGTCGATGACGTCATCAACAGCCTTGATTACGTCTTTCAGTTGGCCGCCAGCAAGGCGAAGGCTTGGGTTTTCTTGGTTGTACTTGCCGCCAGCAGCGCCAGCCAAATCCTTGCGAATCTCATACAACTGCATGGGAGTCTTCGCCCTTGCCACTCGATCAGTCGCCCACTTCATGGCGCTCTCAACATCCATGCGCACGCCAACAGGGCTTGACATGACGTTATCAATCGCCCTGTTCACCACCAAGTTGACGCCACTCTGGAACGTCACAGGGTCAACCGTGACACCAGCAAACGCCTCTTCACGCATTGGGCGTGTGACTTCGGTGCGCTTGGCCTCTGCCGCAGGCACTGAGCCAGGCTTGCCAGAGATGCGACGATAGGCGTCCAGCAAAGCCTGTTGATTGGCAGACAGGCGTGTGGCAAATGCACCAGACTGATCCAAAGCCCTGATGGCAGTCTCGGCTGATGCCAAGCCAGGATCAAATGCCGTGGCGGCTGTAGTTGGACGCACACCAGGCACAAGTGGCTCGGCCTGCGCCAAACGTGAAGCCGCCAAGTCAGGCTCTGTCGCCAGCTTGCGCAATACGTTACCGACAATAACCTCACGGCCAGCCTGAGTAAACGGCTGAACCATGGTGGCTGGTGCGGCAATGGCGCGTTGTGTGATTGGCAGCTTTGGACCGCCAGGCGCAACCATACCGGCCAGCAATGCACCGCCCATCTGCGCGGATGGACCTGCACCGCCTTCACGCAACATGCCGCCAGCGGCAGTGGCCGCAGTGGCAGCCGCAGCCTGCGCCTGTGGGTTGGTCGCAATCATCTTCAAGAACTCTTGCGCTGTCTGCGATGTGGCCGCAGGCAGGGCACGCTGTGCCAAGTTGGCAGCGCCAGAAACGCCGTAGCCTGCTGTCGCCATGTCTTGCACGACACGCTCTTGAGCCGTCACAGGCTCAGGAAAACCCATGGCCGTCAATGTCCTTGGCATGGCCTGAGACATGGTTGGCACGTTTGAACCTGTCGCCAAGTTGTACAAATTGACGGCTGGATCGACCACCATAGGCAGCATCCCGCCAGCAGACATCACGGCTTGCGCCATTGGACGTGTTGCCAAACCCATTTGACGGCCAAGCTGATCAGTCATGCTTGGGCCTTGTGGCGCCACTTCAGGCGCTGCTTGAGGGATTGGCGGCAACTTCCTTAAAGCCGCAGCCATCTCCTCCTTGGACATCCCATCAGGAAATGTGACAGGGCCATAACCAATTACATTGACTGTTTGTGGCATCTCAGAACCTCATTCCCATTGTTGTGTTGCAGGATTCCAAGTCAATCCACCGCCACCAGTGGCAGTTGAACCGTAAGAACGACCAGCCGATTTTTTCATAGCATCAGTGGCAATTTGACGTGACCTTGCTTTTTGCGCAATCACCGCTGCACTGTCGCCGATCTGTGGGAAGTATGTCTGATACTCCTTTGCCATTTCATCAACGCCAATTGCAGCGCCAGACTCTTTGCGCAACTTGGCGCGAATCCAAGCATCAGCCGCCTGCTTGTATTGCTGAGTAGGTGCAGACTGCACACCTCTTTCAAATACACCGCCAATCAATGGGACAGAGCCAGCCATTGCGCTACCAACGCCAGGCTGAGATCCAGCAGGCAATGCCTTGATAACGGCCTCTGCGTTCTCCATCTGATTGGCAAAGCCTGCGGCGTTTGCTTCTCCCTCTGTTGGCTTTGGCGGTGCTTTTCCTTTGAGTGGCACGCCACCAGGACCCGACACAGGGATTGCAGGCAAGCCTGGAACCTTTGGAACGTAGAACACGCCTTCTTCGTTCTCCATGCGCTCGTATTGGCCGCGCTGGAATTCAGCTTCAGAAATATTCAATCTGCGAGATTCCATGCCGAGTCGTTGGCGTTCCATCTTGAGGCGCTCGACATCCATGCCAAGACGTGCGGCGTCCATCTCCAAACGCTTTTGCTCTGCTGGTGTGATGCCTGTGCCGTAGACTTCGCCACCCTTCAATGCGTTCTTGTCAATCGCCATGACTCGGCCATCAACATTCTGCAACACCACTTCGCGTTTGGGACCAAAGCCTTCCAGCGTCTTGATCTTGCCGCCTTTGAACTGCTGAACCATCACAGGCTTGCCGTCAGCGCCAGTCACTTCAAAGGGCTGGCCTGTCACTTCTTCGCGGGGCTTGATGGACATTGCCATCTTCTGATACGCCTCTGCCTTGCCAGGATCTGTCGCGGCAAACATTTGCGCGGCCTGCATGTATCTGTTGTATTGCATGTCTTCTTGAGACATGGCGGGTGCTTCTGCAACCTGACCATCAGTCGCGGCCAAAGATTCATCTGCACCAGCTACAGGAGCTGCCGCACCAAAGATTTGCTCAAGCCTGCGGCGCTGCTCTTGATCGCGCTTGTACTCATCCATCTTCTGCTTAGTCAGCAATTGAGTGATGGCGTTTTGCTGTGCATCGGTGTAGCCCTTTGACCCAGCCTGCAATGCGCCACCCAAAGCCTGTCCAAAGCTGATGCGTTGCGTGCTTGGTCCACCAGCTTGAAGCAATGCGCCAGCAGCCTGAAGCAGTGCCTGACGCTGAATTGACTTCTGCTGTTCTTCGCTCAAGTAATCATTGAGGCCGCTGTCTCCACCGCCAAACAGCAAGCCGCCAAGATCAAAAGGATTTTGTGTTGCCATGATTTACCTCAAAGAAGACCGAATGCTTTAGCCGCCATCGCAACGCCAGCGATATTAGATGCGGCATTCTGATAGACAGGCTGGCTTGTAGTGCCACCCAAATTGGCTGGCGTCAAACCTAAAGCGCCTTGCGCAATCTGAAGTTTCTGCAAATCCAAATTGCGTGCAGCATCCAACTGCTGTTGCGCAAACTGCTGACGTGCACCGCCAAGGCCGAGCACGGTCTGAGCACCTTGTAGACCCATTTGGCGAGCCGCTTGAGCCATTTGCGCAGCTTGACCATAGCCTTGCTGTCGCATCTGAGCAGCAGTCTTTGCGGCCTGCGCAAGCGCGGCTTGATCTGTCAGAGACTGCTGCACGCCATAGCGAGAGCCACCAAAGGCCTTGGCGGCAGTGGCTTGCTGCGCATTCTGAATTGCAGCCATTTGGCGTGATTGCTCAATGTCGCCCAATGTGCCTTGGATGACTTGCTGCTCATAAGGATTCATGAATTCATTGATGCTGGCCTGATTGAATGGCGTCAAGCCAATATTTGTCAGAGCCTCTTCGCCACGCTGATACAGAGGATTGAATCCAGCAAACTGCTGTACTGGCAAAGCGCCAGCAACACTGCGAGCCTGCTCTAGATTCTTGAAGTACTCTTCCTTGATCTGTGGATCAATACTGGTTGTCGTAGTTGAATCGCCGCCGCCTTTTGACATGTCTTTCCCCTTATACCGTTTCGCCGTTTTCACGAATGAATTTTGTATCAGTTCCCAAGGTGTTGAACACCTTCATCCAGAACTTCTCAACTGGCTTGAATAACCAGCCATGCTTGTTTTCGCCATAGTGGTACTTGCCGTATGACACCAATGGATCTGCAAATGTCTTTGCCACAAAGAACTTGAAGATGCGAGATTCGCGCATCAATGGGACAAATACCTCGGCCAGCTTGTAGTAGCCTCGGCGGTTTTTGTCTGTCATCTTCTCATCGCGGTATCTGCGAACCACGGCATCCATCGTGCCGTCACCATATCGAGCTTCCAGCATGATGAAGCAGCATCCACCGCCTCCACCACCGCCGCCACCTCCACCGCCTCCAGATGAAGTGCCAGACATGCCAGCAGCGCCCATGGCAGCTGCACCGCCACCGCTGCCGCTTCCTGTCCCAACGCCGCCAGATGAACCGCCACCACCGCCACCACCAGCGCCATGAAGTCCAAGGCTGGCAGCTGTTGCGCCTGGCGCGATGGAAGATGTCACGCCTGATGCCGCCGCCTGTCCACCCATAGCTGAACTTACAGCATTGCCAGGTGTAGTTGATGCCATGCCTGGGCCGCTAATGCCAGACAGGCCAAGCAGGCCGCTGTTGCTGATCACGCCATAGCTTGGAGCTGTAATGCCATCGCCATCAGCCACAGCTTCGCCTTCTCCAACAGTGACAACACCTTGCTTGCCATCGCCAAGCAAACCATCACCCAAAGTGAATGGCAAAAACCCTGCATAACCCATCTTCTTGGCGGCAAGATCAGCCAACTGCAAAGGCATTGGCGTCAGTAACTTGTTGATGAAGTCAGCATTCTTCTTCTGAAATTCTGCCAATTCTGCTGGCGTCATGGCATCAAAGAATTGATCAATGCGCTGCTGTTCAGCTGCGCTTCTGCCGCCGCCACGTCCACCAGCAGCATTCAAGGCGTTCAGCTCATCAGTCATCTCTTCGACAGTGCGAGGAGCAAAGATGCCAGGCTTATAGCCGCCAGCACTTTGAGGAGCACCAGTCACATTGGCAGGCTCTGCCGCCATCTGTTGCATGATCTGTTGGTAGTAGTTGGTAGGCGTAGGCGCTTGACCCTGTCCAAGCAAACCAGTATTGAATTGCGCTGGTGGCAAATTACGCCATGCTTGACTTGCTAAATAATCTTCGTAAGCCATGATCAAAGTTCCTTGCTTAAGATGAACCACTTCGGCTCATATCCTTCATCTTTTAAGAATGTCTTGGACCAGCCTGGACGGCCAGCCAAAGATACTCGCGTGCAACCTATGCTCTTTCCCCAAGACTCGATCAAAGGTCGCATCATCTTGAGTTCATCTAGGTCGCCGCCAGCAAGGAAATAGTGCAAGTCCTTGATTTGCGGGTAGACAATGATCTCTGTCACCACCGCTGAATTCAAGCCAGGCCAGAATTGAAATCGGCCTTGTTGCAATCCTTCAGCAATATCCTCTATTTTGTGTGTTCCTCCAGAGTATTCTAAGGCGGCCAACACATGGTGGCGCAGTCTCTCAAAATCTCCATCCATCAACGCTTACCCGCCGCCACAGCTTCCAATCTCATGACGCCAACACGCCAATCGTCCAGCACATCGCCAGTCACAATCATCTTCACTTGACGGCCAGAGAATCTCGCATCAGTTGGCTGCGAGGCTGGATATGGGCCGTGTGTTGTCTCGGTTGACGTTGGATACAGTCGCGTCTTGAAGCTGATGGCAACCTCGCCCAGAGTCTGCTCATCAGGTATCACCTGACGCACAGCCATGATGTTGTCACCCTGACCAATCTCAAAGGGTCCAGACTCAGCATAGACTGTCCCGCCGTCATAGGCAAAGCCAACCTCATGCTCGTAGATGTAGCCGTCAGTTGACACCATCAGAGGATTCAAATAGACACCCCTGTCAGTGCCAGCGGTGCGAGCCATGGAGCCAATGTTCCAGTGGTTTTCGCGGTAGTTGAATGTGACGTAGGAATCAACCTCGTTGCTGGCGCTGGATGGGTAGAACCACCAGATCTCGCCATACTTGGAATTGTGGACCGCGTAGACCTTGGAGGCTTGGTTGTAGTTCAGATTCTGAAACACATAGTCAGACACATCGCAGGGCAAAGGCTTGACATATCCGTCAAATATCCAAAAGCCTGATGAAGACATCCACATGGCGGCAGTATCAATGGCGGCCACAGCCTGCGATGAAATCAAACCGCAACCAGAGCCAGCCTTCTCAAAGGCATAGACATAAGGCAGGCCGACATAGCTGGCGGTGTGCACGTCAACGTCAGTGAAGAGCAAATTGATGCCGCGCACCTTCTTGCCAGCCTTCAAAGCGCCAACTGTTTGCAACTCAAAGTCACCAGCCTGATTGTTGGCCGCAGCCGTCCAAACCGTGTTGTTTTCCTGATCGCACCACTTCACCATCCGAGGGTTGCCACCAGCGCCCAAAGCAAATATGAAACGTTCGGCAGTAGACAGCAAGGCTGCGCAACCTGTTGGCGCATTGGTGATGGCCGCCGCCAAGGTTGGCGTAGAGAAGCCCAATTGCCACTCATACAGCTTGCCATCGGCGTCAGAACAGGCCACCAAGTATTCGCCCCATGTGTCAAGGCTCCATGTGGTGGCCGGTGTCACAGTGCCGTTATCGGGACGCGCAATGCCATAGGCATATGAGCCATAGGGTCCATATCCAAAGCCAGTCTTGGTGGCTGCGTCAGCAATGCCAACAGTCAACCCTGTTGGCGTGATGTCCTTCAGAGTCCCCGCCTCGTTCATGGCGTAGAGTTTGGATTGAGTGCCAGCAGCGATCCAACGATCCCCGCTGTTATCCCGCCAAGTTAAAAGGCCACGACACTTGCCTGTCATTTGACTGGCAGACTTTTGCCGCCACCCGCCAATCGGGCGCAGGGTATTCTCAAACCAGCGTACAAGGTTGGCGGCAAACCACCGCCCAGCAGACTGATACTCAGTGCCGTTGCGGTACACGCCTGGTGGGATTTTTAAGGGTACGAATGCCATGGCTTAATTATGCGGTTTCTGTGGACAAATTGGACACAAAGCTCAAAGTGGCAATGACTGATGGGACGGCTGGCCTTGTCGGTGTTGAGGCCGCCGCATAGTGCTCCAAGCTGACACCGACATCTGATGGCCGCCACATGATTTGCACATAGTCGGTGGACGCCAAGCTCATAAAGAAGTTCATCGCGGCAATGATGTGGGACGGGTCGCCAGATGACTTTCTTGGCGGCATACCAAATTTAGAGTTTGAATTGGCAATGTCAGTGCCGTTCTTTCTAAACCAGACATCAACGTCTTGCGTGTCATTGGTGGTGTTCTTAAACTGGATGCTGAATTGCAAGTCATAGATGCCAGACTGCGCCACATTCAGTCTTGACGAATCTGACAAGGTGACGCCATTGCTGAAGTCGGTGGTGTCAAAGGTGATGGCGTAGGCCGTGGTGGTGTTGGCCGCCGTCTGGTCTGTGGAGTCCTGAAAC